ATTACCATTTCTTCGCGATATGTATAGCGAATAAAATTAGATTTGTGAGACAAACCTTCAGCGATACTTAAGAAACACTGAGCAATATAATCAGGTACAACTGGAAGCGGTTTATTTGCTTTCTTTGCGTCATTGACTGTGTGTACATATTCTACTACGGCATTAGAAAAATCAGCGTTATTAACGTAATGAGCGCTTTTTTTATTTTTACGTGCCATATCAATTCCTTTCAATACTATAATTATACCAAAAAAATAACATAATGTAAAATTCTATTTTTACTGATGAACTGCGAAAATAATTAAATTAAGGGGTTTACAACCAGAGAATATTGGTGTATAATAGTAGAGTACTGGCTGAGGATGGAGGTACCGCTAGTGTAGCTTCGTACCCGGCGGTGTAAATTGTAACACATTTGAGCTTGAAGAGTCCCTCATAAAATCATCATCCATTTGTTCTAGCTTAGTCTTTAAGTATGCGCGCATTTCATCATTATTTAAATTTGCAACCTCTGTAACTATTTCGTCGATGTTGAGTTCTTTTTTCTGTTCCATCGCTTTAATTTGATTCATAGCTTCAGTGTAGTGTAACAACAAAGGTGCCGAAGGAGAAGTTTCACCAATGATATGACCAACATTTAAAACCGTAACTTCAGCTACGTTGTCTTGAAATGACATCCATGGTTTAAACGAATAGTATCTAACGCCTTGATCGAAATCTTCCGCGTGAAATATTTTTAGTGCATTACGTACTACGAGGTCGCCTTCTTCGACGATCTCTAATATTTCTGCGACTATTTCGTCATTGTTTGTTAACTTAAATTGTTTTAGATTCATAAGTCTATTACCGATGTTGTATATTTAAATTCTTCTTTATTATATATCTTCAACCGTTCGAATGAATGTATTAAAGAAAAGTTCTTTCGTTTTAACCAACTGATATCGTCAGATATATCGTAAAGTGTAGTCTCACGCCCGTCGTCACTTTTTCGTAATCCTCTACCAATTGATTGCAATACTCGTATTTGAGATTTGCTTGGTGAGGCAAATACAATATTATGTAGGTTCCTAATATTTATACCCGTTGAAAAGGTACCTAGTGACGCGACGACTATCGCGTTTGACATACTTTCGACTATACCTCGTATCGCTTCTCTATCCGACACGTTAGTTTCGCCTGATACAAAATATACTTTTTTGTTTTCAGCTTTATCTCTTATCATATTAAATAAAGGCTTACCATGTTTATCCACGTAATTATACAATACCAATGTATTACCTTTTAAATCTAACGATAAATTTCTTATGAATTTATTTCTTTTCTCATGAGCTACAATATAATCTATTTCTTCTTGATATGTTTGCTTACCAAAATCTTTTCTAACTTGCTCAGGATAATTAAGGACGACTCTCTTAATAGAAAGCGGAGCTAGTGTATCATTATCTTGTAACTTCTTAGTTGTTGTGACTTTATAAATCTTGCCAAATAATCCTTGCAGCACCAGTTCATGTGTCTGTGATCCATCTAGTGTGCCCGTAGTACCAAACCTGTATTCAGCTTCCGTACATTTATTCATTATATTCATTAATGACTTAGATTTAAAACCATGTACCTCATCACCAAACACACAGCCAAATTGTTCGAACCAAACTTTAGGTAACTTATATATCGATTGCCAAGTAGATATGACGATTGCAGACTCTACAGCTTTATCTTTACCAGAATAAATCCTGTGCATGCCACCTTCAGGCATACCGTACTTTATAAAATCACTATGCATTTGTTCTACTAACGATGTAGTAGGTACGATAATAAGAACTCTGCCACCTTTTGGATATCCGCGCCCATCCGCTAAAAAATTTAACCAGTATCTTGCTAATGCATATATCATATAAGATTTACCAGAACCAGTAGGTGATAATAAAATCGCGCGTTTTCTAACTAGTCCTTCACCTACAGATTGATACTGATAATCACGTAAAGGAAATGGTAAATCTAAAGTATTTAAATAATCGCTAAGTTCTGTTGGCTTTATATGAGTTCTATCATCTGCTTTACCGTATTTACTTTCTTCAGAAATTAACTCATAATCTCTCTTACTACAAAATTCTTTTAAGTGGTAATATAAACCAACAGGTAAAGTCTTTTCGTTTAAAGCAAATAAACGTATCTTACCATCCCACATTCTATTACGAAACGCAGGCATAAACTTATAGCCAGGCACAAAGAAAGAAAAGAACTCATTCAGTTCTTGAGCTGTACCATTATCGCACGTAACGTTTAATGTAGAGTGATTTAATTTCCTGACTCGAACTGTTTCCACTTAATCATATTACCTATAGTTTGATGTCGCCAATTAAGATTATTTATAATCTCTGTTAGCGTTTCAATTATGGTCTTATAGTACTGTATTTTTTCTTCAGACTTTTGTATCTCAGGATCTGAATCATAGTAATGATCCATTTCGCCTTTTAGTATTTTTAGACCATTAAAAGGATCTGGGTTCCAACCTTTATCCTTTAGTTCTTCTTCTGACATCTTGCCATTATAATATAACCACTTGTCTTTTAATAAAGACTTCTGTGCAAACTCAGCACGTTTCAACATAAGCTTTGTATGAGATAACATTTCTAGATATTTAGCGTGTAGTACTGGTGTAACACGTGATGATTCATCTAGATTAGTTTGTTTTATCTTGCAGTCTTCTGACCACATTTCATGTATTTGCTTTAAGTCAATCATATAATTATTATATCACAGTTTGTCAGTAATGTAAACTTATTTATGCAGCATTACCGGAAGCACCAGAAGCATAAACTCTTGCTCCATTCAAACTTCCGATTAATGTAGCATTTCCACCGGTTGCAATAACTCTTCTATCTATATCATTTCTAGCACCGCTTACTACGTTACCATTTGCGTATCCACCTGCATGTATAAAATAAGTTTTATCCGACATAGCTAGCCCGCCTTTTCTTGCACGGCTAATTGATCCACCACTAATTGCAGATCCTCCTGTGTCATATGTTGCAGTAGTTAAACCACTATAAACAGAAATTGTATTAGCGTGTCCTCCACCAGCCCATATGCCATGTGTTTCATCTCCGGCCGCTGCAGGTCTAGTAGCATCATATCCTAAAGTACCAAAATTGTAAGCAGTTCCAGTTGTATCGTACAAAACATAATAACATCTATCTGTACCACCATAATCGCTAGTATGCGATCCCATGCCAGATAATGCTTTTGTAGAGTTTCCAGCCATAGCATCATCAGTACCAAATTGCGTAGGAAGATTTGAGTGACTAGCTGTAGTTGAACCACTAACTACTGTCATCCAGTCAAACTTATTGTAATAGCTTGAATTTCCTCCACGCCATATTCCTCTACTGCCGTTTCCTGCCGCTGATCCGCGTTCAGCATTTGAACTAAAGTACCTAGTAGCAAAGTTGGTAGATGTTCCTAGAGTAGGAGCATTTACAGCTAATATATTTGTATTGTTTTGTGGTATAATTATTAATTCACCGGTACTAACTGCGTGGTCTCCCATAGCAGCATTACCGGTTAAATTATTTGTTGCAGTAACACCTGTACCGTTTGCAATATCTAGATATGCCACTCCATCTTTATCACTAAATCCACCTAAAACAAATCCTCGAGTTCCGGCCCAATCCGGTGGAAGCTGACCAGGATTGTATGTTATGGTTACATCTTTACTTACAAAATTTATTCCATCACTAAACTTAAAGCTATAAACAAAATCACCGTTTGATTCTTGTAAATCGCCAGCAGCTACAGATGCAGCAACTTGAGCTTTTGTTTTTGGTGTAAAAGTAAATACAGATGAGTCACTAGTAATTGTTGCCATGTACTGCGCGCTATCAGATGCAGTACTTTGATCAACTAATGCAATTCCATCAGAGTCAGCAGCTAGAGCTGTAATAATTAATGGCGTCGCTGAATCTGCGATTGTAGCTGTAGCGCTAGGCTCTGTAACCCATCGCGGATTGAAGTTTGTGTTAAATCCTACGTTATACCAACCTGAGCCGTCAGTGATGTATAAAGAATTACTATTTTCAACTACAGCTTTTTGACCACCAATTAAAGAACTTGTAGGCAAAGAATCTAAATCAGATATAACTAAATTACCTACACCACCTATGGCCAGCACTTCTGCTGAATCAAATCCGCTTACACGTTCGTAATCTTGTCTAGCTCTCCGTATGCTCTTCAGCGACGTCATTTGATTTATCCTGCACCAAACTTAGAATGTCGGTATTAGTTATGTTATCTTTACCGAATATTCGTTGTGTTGTTTTATCAGATTCTTTATAATACTTTTCACTCATAGCATCTAAAAATTCTTCTAAATGATTAGAATGCGGTATTTGGTTTTTACTAATCAAATCATTAACGATATTAATATAAGCACTTACTTCAGTAAATCCTACTTGAGGATGCACACCGTACTGTTGCATATATTCAATAGTCGCAGTAGAAGCTCTACCACCGTCCATTAAATTACGATACATCAATTCAAATCCACGTCGTACATGGTGTTTCTTTTCAGAGTCTTCAAACTCTTCTTCTGTCCAATCATCAACTCCATAATTTTCTTTTAAAT